GGGCGTTATACCTTGTGCAAAATCGGTTTCGGATGCTTGATTTAAAACGGTCGTTAGTTGCAGTGCGGGCGTTATACCTTGTGCTAAATCGGTTTCGGATGCTTGATTTAAAACGGTCGTTAGTTGCAGTGCGGGCGTTATACCTTGTGCTAAATCGGTTTCGTTAGTCTGCGCAATGGCGACAATCACCGCCCCCGCGACGGGTGTTATACTTTGCGCAAGATCGGTTTCGTTAGTCTGCGCAACTGTTGTTATAACCCCCTGCACGGGGGTTATAGCCTGAGCTAAATCTGTTTCGGATACCTGGGATATACCCAGTGCAAGAGCCAGGACTACCGTTATTGCTTGTGCTAAGTTAGTCTCAGGTACCTGGGCAACTAAAGTTCCGGCAGCCTCCGGGCTCCAAATTACGTATCCGCCGATAGCATCTTTATTCGTGCCGTCCGTAGACCATCCAATATTGTCTTCGCCAACGGCGTAGGAAGCCACCATGGTGGTGCCACTGGTTAGCTCACAAAATTCAGTTTCCCCCGTGTCCGGAGTAAATTCTACCGTCGCAGAATTTTCAGTGCTGCGAAAAAAAGCGATAACTTCTTCTGTCCCGGTAGCACCCGTATCTATATTTGGGGAGGTAGTACTATTTGATTGCGCCGTCCCGGTTACGGGAGCAACTTGGGATATGTTCTCATGGTACGAGTAACCCAGTATGACGGCCCCCGTTAATAGGGCATGTGTCACATCTACGTTGTACGTCCCCGACGAAGCGGGCAAACCGGAATCCAGCAACTGGAACGCGTTCACGTAGATCGAAGTGTCTATATCATTGGCGGTCTTGGCAATGCACTCGGTCATTACCTGTTCATCGCCACCGCCGGGGTCTAACGTTACCGTGTTATCAGCAGGATTCGTATCGTCAAACGTGACGTATACCGTCAATACCCTATTGTTACCCGGACCACTGTCTATAGTGACTGATATCGTATGCGGCTCAGTCGTATCAATTACGCTACCTGTATTAAGGATAGTCATTACATAATAATACTATTATTTCATAGGCTGTTTAGAGAGGATAACATTGCATCCAACTCAGCTTCCATCGCAGCAAAATCGTTGTTTATTTCTTTTACTTTATCCCCCAGATCCCGGTAAATAGGTATCGATATGTTGCTAGCGGAATCCGCTGTGATAGCAACCAAGTTAGGCGTGTACTTAGCTTTCAAAGCCGCTAAAGATTTCTTATAGGAGTTTACTCGGGAAATAACGTTTTCTATAGCCGCATTGGAATTTATCTGTATCTTTCGCAGTTGTTGAAGTATTTCGAGTATGTCTCCAGCGTTTGTACTGTAATTAGGCATGCGTGTATCCTCTCTTAATTAACTCGCGCGAAAGAAGCCGGCCGCCGCGATCTGTGCAGTTATGTCGCCGCCGTTTGGGTTGACAACAAAGTCGTGTAACGTACACGGCACGATACCCGCGTCCGTACCCACGGTCGAGTCACTATCGTAAGCGATGGTTAAGTCTGTCCAGTTGTCGCCCGCTGACACCGCTGTCCACACCTGATCGGGGATATCCAGATCAACACGATCATTAGCGTCATCTGGTGCAAACGCAACTAGGTCGGCGTCTGTTAATACTTTACGCGCATAACCCGTGTTCGTGACTTCGGCCACGTTCGTTACCGCCTCTAACGCGGCGATGTCATCAACGTCAATCATGGCGCTGTCAGCGGCGCTAACCGCCCAGGCGGACACAACCAGCACCGCGTTCGCGGGGTCGCTCAAATCAACCCGATTGTACAACTCGGCTACGCGCCCCTTTGAAATATTAAAAACAAAATCAGCCATGGGCCATCTCCAAATCACAGTCATAGTAAGTTAGTAGTTCGTACCCAGACGGGTTGTTCGCATCCGGAGAGTCTTCCCTCGCATGCTCCGTCACTACGTGTGCGCGCGCAGCCTCGCCGGTCGCGTCATCAATTAGCTTTTCTTGGCAGTGGCAACAATAGCGACCAGGCACACGGCGAATAGTAAAGACGATGTCTCCGCCCTGATCGTGAATAGTAATAGTGGTTTCTGTTTTGGTAAGCCACTTTTCGTCCTGCCCTGTTTTAACAAGCTTGGGCGAGAAACGTTGTTTTCCATCCGCAGACAAACGCTTGACGATAATGCCAGACACAACGGGTGCCTTCAATCCGTTGGGATCGTGATAGTGTTTCTTTTTTAAAAGCACAGTCTACTCCTTCTTCTTAGTGGGCTTGGCGGGGGCTGCAACCGAGCGTTTAGTCTTAATCTTTTTAGCCTTGTCGGGGTGGGTCATTAATTTATTTTCTTCAGCTCCGGGGTGCATGTTATTTACCTCGTTTAAATAGACTTAAAAGGCTTGTCGTGGGGTGCTTGTTAGCGGCATCAAGACGATTGGCACTTTCGTTTTTTAGTATGCCAAAGTATGCACGTAGCAGCACCACAAACGGTGCGACAACGGCCAGCACAAACGGCCAGCCGTCCATCACGGCTTGAGTCATTTCTATGTTTTCGGACCCTACGGCGTACGACCACAGGGCGATCACTGCGATTACTACGAGCGCGATCACATGAAACGAGTGCTTGGCAATGTACGGCCGGGTCGATTGTGGATTCTTGGCATCGCTGTCAAGCATCGCACGGATCGTCTCATATGATTCTCGAATCTGGGTTATCTCCGCATCGAATTGTTTTTCTAGCAGGCTTGTGCGCTGGGCTGCAGGCAGGGACGCGACAGCGGAACCTAGATCGCTACCGGTTGCGGTGCTGGGTAACTTTTTACCCTCCGGTAAAAACGCATTTACCGCATCGAGAATCAAGCCGCCGCCTGGTACCACGCTGGTGATGACCCCAGCCCCGACGTTTTTTATAATGTCCAGTAGCTTCATTCTCTACCCACCTTTTTTTCTTCCTCGCGATCAGATATCAAGGTTTCAATTTGACTCGATATCTGAGCGTTAAGATTATGTGACCCTATGTACTGTATTACCCCAGTAGTCAACGTTACCACGGTTATAATGCCAATCGCGTACAGACGCAAGTCCTCTTTCTTGACAAACTTGCTGTACACCTCGGTCCGGAAAGCCGTTTCATTAATCCGTCGATCCGTCGCGCCGCTCTCTACCGCAAGTAGGATACTAGCAAACTTACCGTCCATCCTAAGTATCGATGTGTCTATGGTTTCGAGGCGCTGTTTCGTCCCCTGCTGAAATTCTTGGTCGTCAAGCATGGCTTGCATCTCATCTTCTGAGTATTTTTTTTCATCATCGGCCATTGGGTTGATCGCCTTGGTTTGTTTTTTAATTAGTTAATCCGGTCGGTGGCCTTTGAATCCGCAGTTTTCGCAGAACACCGGTATCTCGTGCCCGTAGTTATGCACTATTAACTCCATAACTTTTTTAGCCTTTTTTCCTTTCTGCTTTTTGATAACCTCGGTACGTGGGTCGACTCGACCCCTTTCTTTCAGCCCTTTGCCACACTCAGGACAATCTATACCGTTGTCAAAGTCTTTGATCGGCCGGATCACTGGCTTGGCCAGTTTTCGGTTTTCGCTAATCTTAATTAAAGCGTTTAAGTCCACGGTGTCACCCCTATGTGTCGTCTAGATCAGTAAATGTCTGGTAGTAAACAAATGCGCGTATAAGGCCTTGCGCAGTAAAGTTACCACCTGCGTTCCGGGTTATCGTAATATTAGCTACCGCGCTTGTGATATCTGACGCAGCGTTGGGGTTAAAATGTTTATTTACTTTGGTATCTACGACCAGAGCTTGGTTAGTGGCGATACTCTGCGTTGCCCCCCCGGAGTATGCCGCATCCCACTCGTCGCCCGTGGCCAGCGCCTGGTCAACCCGTATCTGACAACCCAATATCCGGGCTCCGTCGGGTATGGGTACAGGGATGACAAAACTGGACGTGGCAGTAACCGCTAGAAAGGACTCGCCAAAGCCACCGATGTTATACCCTCCGCCACGTGTGGAAGATCGGGTCAGGTGTAAATTCCCGAACCCATCATCATATATAACTATACTGCCGTCGCCTCGGGTTATAACAACCTGGCCGTCGTCGACGTCGTTTTTTACATCTGCGCCAGCACCCAGCAACGTACAATCGCTAACCGTCACTAAGTTAGTCTGCCCGGATTGGGCACCGATACTCGTGTTATTGCTCCCCGTTTTATCAACGGCCACGGTACGCATAGCGCCGGAACCTAGCGCTGTAATATTGTCGCCGGATAAAATGGCGGAACCTGCTTCGTTACCGATCAACGTTACGCCGCTGGCACCACCGTTGGCTGAGGGCAACGCTGTCGCTAAACTAGCTAGATTTATTCCGGTATTAAATCCGACTAAAGTAAGTCCTGAGCTCCATTCAGCATTCACCCCCGCAAAAAATCCCACCGCTACGCCGTGTTCATTATTCGGACCCGCCCCTAAAGCCAGTAGGCCGACGCAAGTATTTTGATCCAGTGCCGTTCTTTGCCCCGCCCCCCAACCAAACGCTTGGTTAAATTGCCCGTTTACGAGATTCCCCAATGCCTCGTTACCAACGGCCGTCGTTTGGTACACATCCGTCGCCAGCTCTAACGCCCGGTTACCGATAGCCATCACGCCCCCGAAATCACCAACATCCTGCGCAAGGGGCGCGGCATCGAAACCGATGGCCAGCATGTCGCGAGCTGTTAAACAGCCGTTTAGTGCTTGATCACCGATCGCTATATTTTCTTCACTAAAACCGCCGATCGTGAAATTTTCTAACGCGCCGCCCCCGAGGGCGATGATCCCGTCTGCACCCGCAGACAAAGAGGCCCCCGCGTTCTCCCCGAGTAGAATCCGACGCAAGGTCGTGTACGCGCGCATGCGGGTCTCAAGTAGATTAGCGATCAATCCGTTATCTAAAGTGATTCCACCGCCGGCGGTGTCGATGCTATAGTACGCACCATCCCCCCCCCCGACCACATCTTCCAGGGTCAGCACCACGTCTGTTATACCTAAATCCAGATCAGCGACCATGTTGGCCACACTCTCACGCACCTCCAGGCCCACGGTGGATATATTTATAAAATCATCCGTCCCGGATCGATACTTTAGTACGTACCGTACGCCGGTTCGGAACTCTCCGCCTTGAGCAGTATTAACGATACTTTTGGCCCCGAGCTGAGAAGCATTAGCTGTGCAAGATCCCGTATTTACACTGCCCGAAATAAATTCGACCGTCATGCCGTTGACATAGGACACGGGGTTTTGCCGCGAAGGTGGGCCGACAATGGGTCCGACGGGGGTTAAAACAAAAGCATTGGCCGTCCCGCTATCTACGTAATAATTACCGTTTGAAATATAGGTGGCTATCGCCTGCCCCAATTGACTAAGGTTTCCCGCAGTCAGTGTTAACCCCATGGAGACGATCAGATTTTGCAGCTCAGAGGGGATCTGGTTCCATTCGCTGGCGGCTACGTTGCCACCCGTTACTTTATCATTTAGGTCTTCCATATATCACTACACCTGTATAAAAATTACATCGCAATTCGCGGGTTTTAACTTGCTAAATAAACATTCCAAAATCCCCATTTCGGGGCTCCCGAAAGTAAACGGGAACACTAAAGGAAACTTATTAGACTCGGTGATCGTAAACGTCACCAATATCGTAAAGTACGGGTCTCTTGGGCTGTCAAATAACATGATCGGAAAAGTCATTGGGAAAGCCCCACTTACGCTGCCCCCCTGGACCCCCACGGTGACACCGAATAGTGCTCCCAGCTCGATAAAATCTGCGGCCGTCTGCACCCCCAATGATGCTAACTTAATTAGTATATGTAGTCTACGCTGGTCAACCGTTCCGGTACCCGGGAAGCAGTTATCGGGGATACCGACTGCCCGTTCCCACTCCGGCACAAACAGTGTGGTCCGGTCGGGTAGTATCTCGTCTGAGTATAATCGCAGCGATCCGTCAGCGCGGAGCAGTTCCCCTGCCAGGCCTTTTATTAATTTCCGAAAATTACTGTCTCGAATATTAACCGCACTAAACATCGGCCCACCTGGTAAGTACCCGGCTAGGCTTTGCGCGTGGTCATCTAAAGACTGTACGGGCTGTACCATTACGGGTACGTCACGTTGCCGAGGGTGCCGATCTCTCCGCCGGCTATCGTTACGTCACCTGCGGGGGCGGACAGTGTGAAACTCATAACTTGATCCCCGGTTACGGTGTCCACGGTGGCGAATATGGCGGATCGATATGCGTCCTGGCTTATGTCGACGTCCAGGTCCACACGCTCACTAAAATACTGTTTTAGGTTATCTGTAATCGCGGATCGTAGCGTGGGGGTGTTGGGCACCAGTGTAGCAAAAGTAAAATCGACGGGCACCGCCACGGCGGCCAGCACAAACACATCCGCTGCGTCAGTATTCGCGGGTTTAATCGACAGGATCTTATCCCTCACCGGTATGATCTCCGACGCACTGGGTATGGGGCTTGCATCCCCATCCCGCAGAGGGTAGACCTCTACCTGCCCTATGCCAGGGGTGATCTCTTTAACAAATACCCGCGTGATCCCCGCGACCTCTTTAGCCACATTAGTTATCTCCGATACGTTAAAGTGCGCCACAGGATTTTGCAGTCGGTCCAGGTACCTTACGCGCAGGTCCGGGTCGGTTTCTTGGTCACTGCCCCCGCCAAGCTCGCCGAAGTCCACCTGGGCTTCGTCGTCCACATCCGATAGGGGGCTTTGTAAAGTTAAAAGTGTGCCTAATTCTTGATTTTCTCCCGCACCGAAGCCCTCACTTTGCAAGGGTACGCTCGCGGCGGTAAATGCGGATACCGGCGACCCTGTCGCGGGGGTGGCGGGGGTGCCTGAAACTTGGTAAGTAAAAGTGTTCAAGCCGGTAACTTGTATGGTGGTGTCCGTAACATTATATTCGGTTTCGGTCGCACCTGAGACCGTCACGGGGACCTGCGACCCCAGCCCGTGATCGCTGGCGGTCGTCGCGGTAACGGTAGATCCCACGCGTACCAGGGATAGTATCGTGATGGACTGCAGCGCGATCGTAACGGCGAGCGTACTTGTGTAAATCTTACCGTCACTAGTGGAAAACGTAGTGCCCACAGGGACCGTGCCCGTGGCGGTGCCCGTGGCGGAAACCCGTCCCGTCGCCGGTGACGCAGCAATCAGGTTGACACGCCATATGGCCGCCCAGCGCGCTAAGAAAACCCCCGTCGCGGTATCGGGTATGGATTGGTCGATGGCTAATTTAAGCTGCAGATAAAAATCAAAAATGCGGTTGGCATAACTGGTTATTAACGCACCCAGCCAGCTATTTTTTAAACGGGGATTGCTTTGCGGTAACTCGCGCTGTACGTCAGTTTTTGCTCGGCGGTCAATTACGACTGCGGATTCTGGTAGGTCTAGAGGCATCAACTTTCTCCCGTATTTTCCCACAGTGCGTAGTACCTTTGGTCCACTTGCGACCCAGGTCTCGCAGTGGGTATGTCCACTACTATCGTGCCATTTTTTATCGTTGCGACCGCGTCAATGCTATCCGCGATCCCGTCGTCAACCATCCACTGTAGACCTGACCTTACCACGGATTCGATCCCGGACAACAGTGATCGCGTTAGCTTGGCCTGTGAGTATAGCCACAGCTTTGATCCAATTTCAAACCCAGGCGTGGATTCGTTACCGATCCACCCCCGGCGTCGGTGTGACTCTGGGACCTCAGACGGTTCGGCGCGACGCTCGCAAAATAGGCTCATGCGGATCGCAGTGTCGAAAAAATCATCGGTAAGAATGTCACCGTCAGGGCCGATCTGAATGTCGTAGTTTTCGGTCAGTGCTGCGTCGGTTGTCAATTTACTACTCCAGTATCCCCCGGGGGGGTACCCGCTTTATGCGTATGCGTATCGTCAATGTTCTTACCGTTGGCCGTAACCTCGCCCGTGATCCCAAACGTGGTGGTGGCGAAGCTGACACCCGTGCAGTTTAAGGCAAAATTAGTCGTATTTATAGTGTAGTTGGTCGCGTTGTATTCAATATCATCTGCGGTAACGGTTACCTTGGGCGCGTCGATCGTCACTTCCCCCGAGGCTGTCACGTTTACGCCGCCGCTGCTGTTCAACTTAATCAGCGTTCCGGACGCCGGGTGGTAGACTGCGACCTCGCCCTCCTGCAGTTCAGGCCGGGACGCGGCGTCCCATCCGATTCCCGCGCGGTTGCTGGCGTCCGCACCGACAGAGAGCATAGCCACTAAGCTGTCTTTTGCTACGTTGGCGTGCGTGCCGTACGGAAAAATCATTAAACAGTCGGCGACCTTACCCAGGTATTCGACTTGTTGCACGTGGAACGGTGCGATCCCAGTAGCCGGTCGGGTCACCCTCGCCCAGCGTACGATGTTTTTTATTTTAGTTAGTATGGACATGATCGCTACCGTTAAAAAATGTTAAGCGCTGATTTACCGATGCCCCCGGTTGGCTTCACGGGCTCGTCAAGGATCAGCGAGTACGCGTTTTTTTCAACGACGCCGATCACGGTCTGCCGGCCTTCCTCCGCGCTTAACCGAAAGTTTATGGCATGTATTAGCATCTGATCATTGAGTCTTAAGAAGTCGGCGATCACAGGCACCAGCGTATTGACGGCCCAAAGGTCGCCGGTAAGTCCCTCAGTCCTGTGGCCTTGCACGGTAAACCCACCGACGCGACCGCGCGCTTTGCGTACGTTCGCTTCCCAGGCTGCGCGGTCACGGTTTTGTTTACTTGAGTATGGACCCTCGGAGACGAGGGCCATTTGACGCCCAGGCCTAATCTCGGAGTCGGTTGCGCGTGCGCCCTGTTTTACGATCTCGGACGTGCTGCCGCCTGCGGAAAATAAGGTCAGGGGGTTTAGTGTGCTGGCAAATCGATAGGTGTTGTACCTGCCGGTTTGATCGTAGGTCATGCCACCTGTTAAAACGTTGTTGTCTGTGGCCCCCAGTACGTTTTGCAGTGCACCTGCGGACTCTAGTCCACTGCCCCGCGTGATCACAAGGTCGCCGTCAGCGTTGGACGTTAGCAACACGTTACGTTTCCGGGCGTGTTCTTCGATAAATTGATACGCGCCGTCCCCCGGTTCGGGGGCACTTACATCCTCGGACGCGTTGAACGGATCTGGGTTGGCCTCGTCAATGACTTTTATGCTCGCGCCGATATGCTTGATCACTTTTTCTATCAGTGATTTTAGGCTGATCGGCGCGCGGATATCTGACAACGATGACAGTGAAGAGTCGACAAGGTCGCCGGTGTTGTCGCGGCCCTCAATTAACACACTGTGTGTGTCTCCGGTAAAGCTAAAATCCAGTACCTCAATATGCCCCGTCAACACAAGTTCGCCCGCCACTAAAATCCGGCAAGGGTCCCCCTCAGAAAACGGGAATTTTTCACCTGTGGCCACGGCTGCGGTAAAAGTAAAAATGCGGCATAGCGCGTCAAGTCGGACCTCGACACTGGAAGACGTGAAATTATCATACTCGATCCCGTTTATCTCGATCCTCATTCGGTCAGTACCTTTACGTCGCCGCTGATAAAAGCCACGTCAGGGAACGCATTCAGCACCGCCAAGGCCTCCCCGTCGTCGCTGGATCCGTAGTACTGATAGGCTAGGAGGCGAACCGAAGTACGCGGCGTGTAGACATCTAGCACTTGCCTTACCGTCAATTTTCGCTCGTCAAAGAACACCTGTACCGCCAGCCGGAGATCTTCTAACGCGGACTTGGTCTCGTTAGACAACCCGGGGCTATTTATATTTTTTTGGTATTGCTGCTCTAAGACCTGTGCCGCGCTGTCGATTTCCTGTGTGGTAGAAAAGTCTATCTGCGCAGTGTTTAGATACGCGTAACTTAACGCCGTAGTTTGTACCGCCTGCCCGATCACTTCGGCGTTACGGTTTCTCTCAAGCTGCCCCGCCGTTACGGGCGCAGGATTAATGTCCCCGCTAAAATCAAAAAAACCTGCGAGTACGGCCGCCGTGGCGGAAAACGTGGGGTATAGGTTATTGACGCTGATAAACAAGTTGTTAATGCTGTCCGCCAACTCCACGGGTAATTTTACTAGGGAAAATACGTCGTTTGAAAACTCGTTTATCTGGTTTGCGAATTCGTCGATGCGGTCGGCACTGGCTTGCAAAAAGCTGGTGGTGTCTTCAAAGGTGGCCACCACGTCTGCGAGTAAATCCGATCCGTGCTGGAAGTTACCTAAAAAGCTCTCGGTTACCCCGAATTCCCGTTCTACGTCAAAAATTATTAAGGCACCCAGCGTGCGGCCTGCGGACGCAAGGTTATTTAATGTGCTCGTATTTGCTTTAGGTACGCCGGTGTCGAGCGTCGGAGCGAAATTAACAGACAGCCTGGCTTCACCCAGGCTGCGCATCTCTTCGTCAAGAGTGTATGTACGCGCGACCATGTTCTCGATGCGCCCGTAAAACGGATGCACCAGGGGGCCTGGGCCACCCTCGTCGAAGATGCGGATCAGCGCGTCACGTTTCGCGATATAGTCCTCACCGGTGATCACAATCCGCAGGCTGTAAGGTTTAGGGATCAGCCCTAGATCCTCTATTACTTGCGTGTCTTTGTTTGGGTATACGTGCTTGACGTCTTTGCGCCCACCCGAAAGGCTCGCGGAGACCACAAGGAAAGGTACGCCTTTGTACGATGCGGGCGAAAGCTGATCTAATATCGTCATTTAAACAGCTCCTTCATGTTGACGCCCACATTCATGTTTGATCCACCAGAGGTCTTGGACTTGATGTCACCTACCACGCCGGCGGGAGCGTTAACGTTTAAATTTATATCCGTTTTAGAGGGTCCCCCGTCGGGCGCTTTAACTTCATCATCGTCATCACCAAACAGGAAGTTCAACTGTCTTTCTGCCAGCCCCGGCACAGACAGAGACCATAGTATGTTCCCCAGCTCCTTTGTGCTGTCCGAAAAACTACTAAAATCTAACGTGGCAACCGCCGCCGTGACCTCTCCGATGGCCGTTCCGATCATCTTAAGTATGCCAAAAACCACCATGAGAGCTGTTGCGAGTACCCGTGCCGCATCAATAGCTACTTCCATCGACCCCACGAACGCGTCGATATCCTTAGAGTCCAAAGACCCGAAAAAGTCGGAAAGGTCGTCAGCCACTTGGGATAATTTTGGTTCTAGCTTAGTAAAAGCCCGGATTAGAACGTCGTTTATTATAATTCCTGTTCTCCGCGCCCGCGTATTAAACGTGTTCATCCGTATGTTGGCTTGCTCTTGAGCAATGTTCGTACCGCCTAGCGTATTCTCAAACTTACCCAGCATCTTGACGTTACCCAGCAGCGCAAATCCCACTTTAGAGTGTTCTTCGCCGAATATCTGGGACGCAAAATTAGCGCGCTGTGTGGATGTTTTCAGCGAGTCCATTTTACGTTTGATTATTTCAAAAGTCTCCTGCAGCCCCAGCTTTTTAAAATCAGCCCCCGCACGTTCGACGCGGCCAAATATTGCGCTAAGTGCGGTACCTGCCTGGGATCCTTTGATACCCCCACGCGCTGTGGTTTGTATAGCGGCGTTGAGTTGTAAAAAGCTTAGCCCTGCCGCGCGCGCGCGCGGGCCTGCGATCAGCATCGCCGCGCCGGTGTCTCGGATTTCAGACGATCCAAGCTTGGCCCCCGCTGCCAATATGTTGACATGTGCAGACGCCTGGCTCGCGTCTTTACCGAAAATATTTAACGATTCTGCGGTTATCTTGGCGGCGCTGGCGAGTTCGATACCCGAGGCGTTTTTAAGTAATAGAACCTCTTTGGTCATACCACTTAGCGCGTCAACGTTGTTTAGCAACTCCGGTTTTGCGGATCCCACAAGTTTAAAAGCCTCTGCTACTTGATCCGCAGACGTCGCAGACTCTTTAGCGAGGGACTGGATATTGCCTTTTAATAAGCCCAGGTCTTTACCAGTGGCACCGGTGATGGCAGATAGATCCGCGAGCGAGTCTTGAAACTTGCCGCCCACAGTTAGAAAATGCTTAGCTCCGAAAAATAACGCGGCCGCGCTGGCCATCTGTTTGAAACGGGACGAGATCCTCCGGCCCATTTTGTCCGTACTCTTGCCAAGAACACGGAACCGACGCTGCAGGCGCTTAAACTGCCAGCGCATTATGCGGGTCTGTCGGTTGATCTTTTTCGCCACACGGCTGTACTTGTCTTGCGCGATAAAAAGGTAGCTAACTTTATTACTCACTATTACTTGCCTTTTTTGCGGCGGGTAGATATCCGGTCCGCCTCTTTGAATATCAGCATCAGCTCCGGTAACGGCATGTCTCGGAGTTCTTGGTACCCCATACCCCCTCCGAAAAAATCAACGAGTCCGACGATCTGCCGGACTAGCGCTTTTTCTGTTTTTGCAACGCCGAAGCAAGGATAAAAGTTGACATATATAGCCCCATCATTTCTTCCAACTCATCCATACTTAATTTCTCGATCAGCGGGCACGTTAGCTTTGCTTCCCCGTCGACCCTGCCGATCCCGGAGGTAAATAGCGTCTTAGCCGCGATCAAGATCGTGTTAAAATTAACATTGGAGACCAACAGGATACCCACGATCGTGTCACCGCTCAAGGTGCTGTCGTCATCTTCTTCTTTTTCGTCGTCGTCGTCGTCGTCGTCTTTCCCGCCAGAACGATCCTGCTGGTCCCGTACGGCTTGGAAAAAAGCTTGCTTTAAAAAGGCGCATTCTTCCATATTCCGGGATGTCGGGGGCAACAACGTAATAAACGCGCAGGTCTGCAGGTTACCTGCCTTACCATACTCAAACTCTGATCCCTCGGGCAAGGTGTAAATTACTTCTTTTTTCAGAGCCATGATTATATCGCCGCGTTAGATTTAAATTCTAGACTGATTACTTGGTCCGAGCCTAGACCTACTTCGTAATCACCAGTGACCGCCGCTTGAGTAAAGCTTCTAGTCATATTTTCGCCGGCTACCCGCGCAGATATCTGTACAAGATTAGCGTTCCCGTTAGCCTTCCACGTCCGTGCGGCCTTTATGTTGCTTATGGTCGACGGTAAATCAAATTTAACCATAGAAAAGTGCGTTTCGATATCGTCGCTAAATATCTGCTCGATCTGAGACCCCCCTGCAGCTGCGCCCATTATCTCCTGCTCCCCAAAGCCTTCGGTAAACGCTAGGGTGTTTGGCTTTATCGCGACGATCTCATTATTCACCATCACCGCGACGTTAGAAATTTGAGTACCCATGATGCAACCCTCTTAGCTGGTGGTGGAAAAAGAAATTTTCATCGTGGCCAGTATCTCACGTAACTGAGTTACCAGCGGCACTGTCATGCCAACCGTGGCGCGACCTATCGATAGGTCGATGTCCACGGTTAAGTTACTCTTAAAGTACTGCAGGGCAACCTCGCCAGACTGCAGCAAAACAAAATCCGGTCCCGCGAGATCTAAATATAAGGTCTCGCAAAAGCCGATAATGGTCAGTGCGTTGGCCATGTCCCGACCGCGAATCACATCACCCTCGGTCAAACGTGACTGACCAAATCGAGCCTTGAGGTTATTGTGAAAGTACTCGCGCGCGTTGCTAGCGGTATCGACGTAGTTTAAGTATTTAAAACTCACGTCTGGGTTAGCGGCGGCGTCCGTCTTATACGTCGTTACGATCTCCCCCATGATTGAGGTATTGCCCGCTGAGTTTTGCCCAAGAACGGAGCCCCCCGCGTCGTGCAGTTGCTCAATCTCGGAGTCATTCCACCCGTGGCCGATATTAATCAGCGGTAGATCGGGCGTTGTAGTGTTAAAATATGGTTTTGATGCCAGCGCCGGACCCCCGAAGGAGTCGCGGGGGCCGTTCGTGGTTATCACAAAGCGGGAGATACTTGCGCCATCCGTTAGTCGTAACGCACGGATGGCCCCCACTTGTGCCGCTTTTATTGGAGCCAGTTCAAACTGTGCGGGTGCTTTGTACAGCGTCTCAGATTCGAGTTTATCGGTAATGTACGTTAGGCTCTGGCTGTTAAGTGCGCCGAGCAAGGATAGATGATTGGACAGACTGTCCTGCAGACTCGTGATCCCGACGCCGTCTAGCACTTTATTATCGGAGTTAAACCGCGCGTCTAGGAGACTGCGCAATTCGGCGGTGTCCGAGGCGTAAGGCCAGATGATAGTTTGATACCGCTTGTCTGCGATAACGTCAAACACTCCAGTAAGCACGGGGTCCGTTGCGCCGCCCGACATGCCGGTTACTGCAACAGTGACGCCCGCAACCGACCCGGCAGAACTCAGCCCGATGTCGTTGCCGAGTGTGCCATCATTCGACGCGGTGATTGCCACCGACCCTGTCGTGTTAACGCCGGTAACCGGGAGATTAGCAACCGCCGCGATCGCGGCGGCGAGGGTGTCGCCGATCACGGTCGCGGTGTCGCCAACAGCAATGCCGACATTTAGTTTATAGTTAAACGTCGATCCGATAGTGACTACGAGCGTTCCGGCAGCCGTAGCGGTACCGGTAAAATCTACCGACCCCGCTGCTGCGACGCCTGATCCGTTGTCGTCCAAGGCGATCGCGTCCATTTGTGTGATCTGGTTCATCCGTTTCGCCGCACGTAACATGCCCGCGAGCATCGACTTAGCGCCAAAAAGCGCGTTTTCGGAATTGTCGTTTAGTATGTTGAGCCGCAAAACGCCGGCGGTTGCCGACCCTGCGGCAACTTTCTGGCCGACAAATAGTATTTGCTGGTCGGTATTTTCGACGGCTTGCGACGCGGGTATAATATTAACCGTGACTTTAGGTTGTGCAATTAAGCTGCCCATTATCTACTAGCTCCCATATTAGGTTTAATTTTAGATCGTGACTTAGGTGCCGCTAGTATCTTGCAGCAGTTATCTGTTTTAGCGTCCTTAAGACGCCGTCGCCAATTGCGATCCAGGGGGGTGCCCGTTTGGTCGCAGGTCACGCTAACAACTGCCCCGACAGGGTGCCCGTCGAATGCTTTTAGTACTTCGATTTTGCGTATCATAGTGGCTCAGTGTCTAAGTCTATGTCTGCGGTCAGTACGCCCGTACCGATATCAACGCCCATGTTAACGGAGACGTCGCGAAAAGCAACATCCACGCTGTATCCTATCGTATCCTCAAAGGTTATGTCCACAACTTGCTCAAAACCGTACGCGTGCGCGTAGTACGCGCCGCCATCCGCTGCGAAACCATGGGTAACAAACTGGGTGTTACCTTGTTTACCCACAGCCAGCCCGGAGTCAAAGGGCACGGATAGCAGCGACTGGCACAAGGGGCGGAAAAGGTCCTCGGCGTCATCCCTCGCAATCCGCCCCGCGATCTCTGCGCTAGTGGGGAAAAACGCGTATACGGTAAATGGCTGGATTACCTGCTGCCGGAACTGATCGCCCCGTTGCTGATTGTCCGTGGCGTCCGATAGTACATTGCGGTTTTTCGAGGCGAACACATCACCCAGGACCACAAACAGCCAAAAACTCCCGGCTGGTTGCTTCGTGTACGCGCTGATCAATTTTTCCTCGGTCACCGCCGCCGATACGCGAGGGTTAGTCCTTGCGATGATCGTCCCGGCGGCGGGGGTGAACAGGGTCACGTCGGTAATCTCAAATCGGAATTGTAAGGTACTGGGGATCGCGGTGATGTTGTGTAATCCATTGTACTGCTTAAGATCGGACGCCCCGTTTATTAGCAGTGGCGACCCTGTGGCCACCATCGGCCCCGCATCGGGCATCACAAATGTAATGGTCTTGCGGTTTAGTACCGCTACGATCGTAAACGTGCCGTTAAATTCCACCTCTGCCGCGCCCTGCAGTACGACCGAGTCCTTAAATCCCTCTGTCAAATCATGGTCGTTATCTGTGACCAGGGTACCTAAGGTATCCGCGCGCGTGAGCGATCCGATCGTCAATGGGGTCTGTGCACCAACTATGTTCGCCTGCCCACCCACGGTCAGCCCGTGCGTAGCCGTTGTGGTTGCGGTAACGGTCGTGCCACTGCGAGTCAGCGTACTAACCGTAAAATCAGTCGTTATGTTGCTGGCGTGGCGGGGGAATACGCGGGCGATCTGGGCGACAATATCAGAGGCTTTCATCTTCGAACCTTTTTCTAAAATACGTTTCTGCGTTGCGGGATACTTGGCTTACTGCAATCTGTAGGCTCGGGCGCGCGCGCATGCGGCGGGTTCCGTTCTCCACAAACGGTGCGTAGACCGTGGTGTCCTTATCAACACCATAACCAAATTCTAGGCTCTCCGCCCCCCTGACTTTCCAGCCGAGCGAACGACGCAAGCGGCCGGTCAGATTCGCGTGAGTCTCGCCAGGTGCGGACGCCACGTGCTTGCGACGGCTGCCACCTTTGATCCTGCGGTAGTACGTCCGGCCACCCTTGGGCTTCTTCAATATATTTTCGCTGGCGGTTTTCCGCAGGTCCCGCCCGAGGTCAAACCAAGCGTGGCGGATACTTCGGTGCGTAGCGTCGCCTATGTCTTCGATAAGCAAATACACCCTTTTATTGTCGCGCCCGTGCTTAAAATTAATCATATCTTCGACGCCTCCACGGATATCAAGCCACGGTCCGTGCAAGTCAGCGTTAAAAATTCATGACGCTCCTCAAGGTCTTGCACTGCGAGTATGTCAAGCCGTCTGCCGTCAAATTCGATCCAGGTCTCGGCGGTGACGGTGGCATCAAACCGGATCAGTAGACTATGCGTGATCGGAGTTTCAACGCCCGCGCCATCAAAATAGGTCTTGCCGGTCACGGTCTCAATGCCCGCCCACACAGTATTCAGATCGGTAAAATCCTCGCTGAAGTCGGGCGATCCAAAAAGCGGGCTGGCGATGTCGCGGTCCTGCAGTATGATCTCAGTATCAAGATCACCGATGCACGCTTGGCGCTTTTTACGTTTTAATTTTACGCACCTTGGCATGCTTATATATCCTCGACCCAGGTTCCGGTCGCCTGCATGTCACCAGGGGACCCGCCATCATTAGACGCGGGTTGACTGTCAGACCAACGGTAGCGGATGGAATGCCCCGAGTTGTTGGTCACTAGACCGCTCACTACGTCGCCAACAATATCCGTCCAGATAGTCTGGGAAACGTCAATTCTTACCGTTTCGGGCATTTTCGCTATATCCTTACAATTCGTAACTGTCCTAATAGCCCGACAGCCCCGGATTCCGAGGCAGCGGTGCCGTTCATTTCGCAGTCCCCCCTGTTGGCGTATAGGTGGGACACGAGAAGTTTAACCGACTGCTTAAATCTACCCGTACCCTCGCAGAATTCACCGGTGGTAAAAGTGATCGTAATAGCTTGCTCACGATCGTCCGTATCCACCGGCCAGTACTTGCCATCCGCAAGTAAGACTTCGGAGAATCGTCGCGCTTTTTTTAGGTGGTACGTGGCTGCGTCCACAGTTACTGGGCTGCCCGAAACAAGGTGATCTATCTTATCTATTCGTAGCAGAGGCGCGCGGTCCAACGGGGTGCGATCGGAAAAGCAGTCGATCAGCAGCCGCCATTGGTTTTCGCGGAACGATCGCCCCGTGTAGTCTTCGGCCCAGGCGGTCGCGTCATTGATCAGACTTTGGATAATGTCATCCTCGGTCTTGCTTCTGACTCGCAGATGCGCCCGCATTTCCGCAAGTGTTAACGGCGACGCCCCGTAAGCTATAAGCTCGTAAAACGTCGCCGCCGGTACGTGTGGCACTTGGTTGCTACTCGCTTTCTAAGCCGTCTAGCGCTTCTTCTGCTCGCGCTAGCGCACCTTCGGCAGCGTGCTTGTCAACGTCATTGCTGGCTGCTTCGACTGCCTTTTTAGCTTTAGTGACTGCAGACTTGGCGGCTGTGATAGCTTTCTTGTCTGCGGCTTTAGTATCGACGAT